AATTTTCTTCAAGTTCATCGTAATTTTTCCAATGTCCTAAAAGAAAAAGTTCTCCTTCTAAAGCGGCTAAGTCTAGTTCTGACCAGCCAGAACCGCTGCCGCTAGTAGGTTTGGGTCGTCAAGTTTGATTCCTCCGCAAACTTCTAGAATGCGGTTCATTGTTGGAACATCAATTGCATCTTCAAATGCTTCTCTGTCTGCTACCAAATCTGGTAGTTGTTTTTCTAGTGCAATTGCACAAGCGTCAATTAAGATGTTTAGAGTTTCATCTTCTGTTTGGGAATCCCCAGTCTTTTTAATTGCAATCATGAACTTACGAAGTTCTTTAATAGAAAGTGGTTTTAGCTTTACGGTCTGTCCGTTTTGTAGCTGAACTTCTTCTACGTCATATACTGTTGTGGCCAATTTAATCCTCCTAGGATCTAGTCTTAATTATTATAACATATAGGCATTATCTATACAAATGGAAAACCCCCAGTTTCCTGGGGGCTTTCACTAATAAATTAAATTTATTATACTGTCAATACACGGTCAATAATCTTGCCGTATTCTGAGCCAGCGTAGTTAGCATCTGGTAGAAGACGGAATGTTACTGGGAATGTGGTTGGAGTTGTACGAGCAAGTGAGAATTGTGACTGTTGTACAGACAAAACTCTACGTGCATAATATACACGCTCTGAAGCTGTTGAATTTGCTGTTGGTGCTAGACCTACTGCAATCAACTGACGCTCTGTTGGGGCTGCACCAAGTGCACCTGCCTCAAGACCAAGTACGTCTTTCTTTGTTAGTCCAGTTCCTGTTGTTGATAGTGATGATGCACCCTGTCCAAATACTGCTGCGATATTTTCGAGAGTACCTTCTGACATTTCTGTTGCAATCATAACTTCCATCGCAGACTTGAATAGCTTAGCTGTATCAAGCAACTGGTCTACTGTTACTGAATCATAAGTTGGGTTATAGGTAATTTGAAGACCGTTGTTAGTAAAACCAACGTTACGATATCCAAACTTTCCTGCTTCCTGATCAACAGCATTTAGTGTTGTTGTGTATGATACGCCTGATGCAAATGCTGGGACGCCAACTGTTCCTGCGCCTGATGCAACTGCTACACCTGCTTCTGCGTTTGAGATGTAATCTGCGTCGTTTACGTCAATAGTTGACAAAAACAGCGGTGAAGCACCGACGAGAATATTTTTAGCATTACCTACGGATTGTGCCATAGTTTTCTTACCTCCTATATTTTAATATATATATATATTTTAAAATCTTAAATTAAAGCTGGCTAGGCTTCTTTCCTCTTAGGATAATTTTATTCCATAATAGGTAAAAAGGCAAACCCTAGAGGAACCTGCCTGAAGCATCTGTAATCCTAGAGTATTTGATCTCTAATATAACCTCTGCAGAGAAAAACCCTTGAAGCTCTTCTGAGGGGGCTATTGGAGATATATCTGCTACCCATATGCTATGAAATTTAAACTTATTAGATAAACCAGTCCATTTATTTATATCTTTAGCAGACTCATCCATTCTTCTAAACTCATCTGTCATATAGTTTCTAATTTCATTTATATCTGACACTGATGTAGAGTATAGAGTGAACATGACCTGCTCACAGCAAATTAGCCAGTTATCTTCATACGACATACCAATCTTGTCATAGACAATATGTTTTTTGCCGCTTAAAAATTGATTCATTTCAGCAGCTTGCTGAACTGGAATAATTGGGACAATACTCTCATTTAAGTTGTCTGACCAATAATCCTCTTCGTCGAATATGTTACGTGTATAAAGCTCTTTCCATAAATACTTGCGAAGCTCTAGCATGGCATCTAGTTTATAGTTGGCCGTCACATTACACCCCCAAATGACGCTGCCAATGCCTCATCGGCCTGAGACCTAATAAGATTTGGCGAAAATGAGTACTGAATTTTTTTAATATTAGATGGAACCCTAAGAGCCTTTGTAAGACTTGAATTGAATATTCTTTGAAATCCAGATTTTTTAATAGATTCATTTACCAATCTTCCGCTAAAAAATCTTGAATGCGCTAGAGTAAATTGATTAGTAGCAGCAGATCCTCCAGGACGCTTAACGGTTACAGATTGGCCTTTAGGCATAAAAACTGTTTCTCCATCAACTTCAAAAACTAGGCGTTCTGAATTTTTAGGTCTGATAACTAATGGTTTGCCAGCTTCCATTATAGAAGCTTTATTTTTAAACATATGTCTACGTTTTCCATTTGATGAAGGAACCATAGATCTTGATGGTAAAAAATCGTAGTTTAGTCTAAAAGATAATCCTTCTTCAGAAATTTTATTTACTTTAAAAAGTCTAGCAGTTTTATCTCCAGACCTTTGCCATTCATAAACATGGTGCAAACTTTTAGGCTTTGATCTAGCTAATGCATCTATGTAATTTCCAAAATCCTCAGAAACCTGATTAAAAACTGTATTTACAAATAAAGCTTTAAATTTAGCACTAGATGTAAGCTTAGATATAACGGCTGCTTCGTAGTATACAAATGCTGATACCTGAGCCACTGTACTATCTTTTAAAGGTCCGCTTTGATTATAATGCATCATTCGCTCAAGTCCGCTTGCTGCCTGAACCAGTAGTCCGCTATTGTCCAATTTGCTGGTTCTCCGATCTCTTCATAGATGAGTTATATGCAATCACACGACCAAATGGATCTGTGACTGGGGTTGTTCCCATAACTTCAAATACTGTTGGAGTTTCGTTTGGATAATTAATTTCATTCCAAATTGTGTTTCCTTCTGAGTCTCTAATATTTGTAACTTTTTCTCTGGCAGTTAATTTTTCTGCAGTTCTAACCTGAATAACCTGATCGTTTAAATATTTGTTTGAAAATATCTGCTTGTCACTAGAACGTGTAGTTGCAGAGTTACTGATAACTCCTTTAGCATGGCATGCTATTGTTTTGTAATAACTCCATTCTCTAAGGATTTCTCCTGTATCTGGATCCTGAACCTCAGACTGTCTATATACATCTAAGTTCATAGACAAGACAGAGTCTACGATGCTATTCATTATATTATCTCTGCTTTTGCTGTTAAGACATAGTCTGCTAGTAGATTATCTGCATAGGCATTTCCAGTGCCAGTATATGCATCTCCAGTATATTCAAAATCCCAGTCAAAAGTTGATATGCTCTTCACATATTTATTTTTCCATACTGTGTCTTTAGAAAAATAATCTTTCATTAATTCTATTGCTGCAAGCTCTACGTTATCTGGGACTTTTGGCCAACCAAATCTACCCTGTACTTTATAAGGAACTCCTAATTTAAATATTCCAGAGTAATCGTTAATGCTTGGTGGAACCATGCCATTTGCTACATATACAGTATTGTCTAGCATATTAGCACGATTTATTTTTATTCCATATCCGCTTTCAGAAATTTCAACTGGATAATTCCAATTATTCATATCATTTATGGTGTCTAATAGCAGCACGTCATTTGCGTAAAGCTCATGCAGCTCATGTATTTTTGCTGGAAGTGGTAGCACGTCTGAGTCATATCCATTTACTAAATAAAGATCATCATATAAATAAAAATTTTGACCAGTATGCTGCTCTATTACTTTTCTAGCATATCTTTCTGCGCTTAATAATTCTCTATAAGACTTATAGTTGGGATCAGAAGAATCTGTAGAAAACCCTAAATCTTGCACATGATTAAAATCTATATACGGGGTAACTACATAAACTTCATCTGATCTAACTACCGCAGTTCCGCCAACTGAATACTCCCATTGCACTCTTAATGTTTTATTCCTATTTGTATATTGATAAGGAATATTTACCGTATATGTTCCTGGATTATTATCGTCAAGAGTAGAGGTTAGTAGTGCAAGTAAGTGTGTGGGATTAACTGCAGGACTAATTGCTGGGTCGTTAGTAACATCATACAGTTTAACAACTGGTAGCGAATCTGAGTTAGCAACGTCACCATTCCAAAAAACTTTATGTGTAATTGGTGACTGACTGTTTATTAATATCTCTGCCATTTAAGAGGCGTAGATTAGTTGTAGTACTCCTGGACTTCTCTTGGAGTTGCTAATCTAAAGCCCTCCTCCTTATCAAAAATTGCTTGCGCTGTTTCATTGTTCATTGCAATAAATGGGTGCTCTTTTGTGAACGTAAATCCCATAATATCATACCTAAAGTTATCTCTAGTCATTCTTACTAATACTGTGTTTTCTGGCTGCTCCGCCTTTGGATCAAACTTTGGCAATACTTCTACTGACATATCTTCTTCTTCCATCTTGTCCATGGTCTTGTTATATACAGACCAAGTTACGCCTTCTTCTGCGAGGGCTGCAATAATGTCGGCCTTACTCTTTAGGCCATCTGTATCTACTGCAAAATCTTCTGCAATCTTTTTTATTTCAGATATCTTTAATGTCTCAAATGACATATAATTCTCCTATTTCTACTCTAAACAATTATAGCATTACTAAATTAAAATGAAAAGCCCCCCAAAAATTAATTCGGGGGGCTTTTAGCAGATTTAAATCCTATTAATTAGGAAGCAACCTTAACGTCTTTAACAACTACCCAAGCGTCTGCCTGCTCGATTTGAACGCCAACACGAGTATACATTGTGTACTCGATTGAGTCCTTACGTGGCTGGAAGAAGCGGTATACGGTTACGTCACGCTTGATACCAATAACTACGTTATTTGGGAATGTCAAGTGGATATCTCCGTGATCGCCAGTCTCGCCTGAATATGTGCCATCTTGTGATTCCTTTAGCATAGGAACTTCAACGATTGGAATTCCGAATGCAAATGGTGCTACATATCCTGCTGGACCACCAAGTCCTGGTGTTGTTCCACGGATAACGCCTGATGCGATATCTGATGGAATTGTTTGGTTTGTTCCAATGCTGTTAGCATATAGGAAATCTTGGATTAGGTTTGAACCTACCAAGAAGCGTAGATCACCACGACGTTGCTTGTACTTACGTGGAAGTGCCTTAAGAGCCTTATTGAAAAGCTCACGAGATACTCCTGCACCTGCACCAGCTACTACGTGACCGCTAGCCTTTGCCTTCTTTACAACGCCATCAAATGACTTGTATAGATTATCGCCAGTCAAAGCTGTATTTCCGTTAAGGATTACATCTTCAATGTCGTTACCTGCCTGTGTTGCCATCAAGCGGGCAATGTGATCTTCTAGATCTGGACCTTCAATGTTGTCTTCTAGAGACTCAGTTGAAAGTTCCCAATTTAGACGAAGTTTCTTAGTTGTGATAGAGATCTTTGAGAAAGTAACTGCTGCGTTTGAGCCAGTTTCATCTCCTTCAGTTGCGAGAGTCATAAGCTTCTCACCAACGGACATACGATCAATTTCTGCTGTATCGCTTCTCATTCTGACTGTACGGGCGACCTTACCAATTACGGTTGCGTCGAACATATAATCTAAAAAGCGGGCTGATTGTTCTGCATTTAAAAGACCACCGTTGCCATCTTCTGATGCACGATGAACTCCTGTTCCACCTGCGGTAGAAGCAAAAGTACCTGTAGCAGTTGTTCCTGCTGCGATTGCCTTTTCTAATGTTTCATTACTCATATTATATTTCACCTACCTTATTTAATTAATTCTGTTACGGAACCGAGGAAAGAACCGTTCCACTTTGATTTATTGATTGTTACTTCCTGAGACCCGCCAAGGTCCGAGGACTTCTTAATTGCAGTCTCTGATTCTACTGCATCGACACGCTTTTGTACGCCATCAATCGTGTTCTTGATATCTTCTACAGCCTTTGAAAGTGCTGCATTTTGTTCTGCCAATTCTGAAATACGGCCATCTACGCTCTTGCTAAAAGTTTCAACTGTTTCTTTAATAGCTGTAACCTGTGTTGCATTTGCTTCTGAAGCCTTATTCAATGTCTCTGAGAAAAATCCTTTAAGATCGCCAAGCATCTTTGCAAAATCAGGTTCATCAACCACAACTTCTGATACGTCGGCTGCTTTTTCTAGAGATTCGGCAGAAGCGTCTGATACTGCATCTGCAGGAGCCTCTTCAACAGCTGGTGCTTCCTCTGCGGGAGCAGCTGCTGCTGTGTCTTCTACAACTGCTTCTGATACTACTGCATCTTCTGCAACTGTGTTTTCTTCATGATGTGACACTTCATTACCTCCTTCTATGTCTGCCTGTTTTGCAATTTGTGTTTCAGGCGTCGACAATCTTGACTTTTTGTGTAAATCAAGAATCTTATCTATTTCTTTTGCTTTGTTAACATCGTTTGACTCTACCCAACCAATTAGTGTTGCAGGCTTGCCTGTAACTGGGGAATCATAAGATGATTCTTTTGATACAAATACTGAATCGGTATCTGCACAATAAAAAATATTTTCTGCTACAACTTCTGTTGCCATTCCTTTAAATACTAGCTGACCGTTCATTTTTTGAACAGACAAGATGTTGCATAGTTCATTTGCTGGAGAGTCAACTACTGACAATTCCATCAATGCATATTCTTTAATAAATCTTACTGGCTTACCTGTAGACTTGTTAACTTCATTTTCTGAATCTACAATTTTTCCGCCAATTGAAAATCCTGCTAATGTTCCGTCTAGAATTTTTTCCCAAGTATCTTGAGCACCTTTTGAGATGTATGCATCAACATAAACTCCATTGTAAAATTCTTTTGTTGTTGGATCATAAAATGTTTCTGGCTTAAATGAAACCATTTTGCCAACTGCATTTGATCCATGCATCTCACGAATGTTTCCACGAAAACTCTCAAACGCTTTTAGACTTGCTTCAGCAGTAACAACATCGCCAGTCTGATCGATATTATCTAAAGTTGCAAATCCTGAGACAGTTCTTTTTTCACGGTTAACCTTGGTAAAAGGAACCGATAATGTAAGGTTGTCGCCATGCGAAGACCACAATGATTTTTCAATGTTCATATGCTTAATTTTATAACGTTATTGTATATAAGGCAAATAATCAGTTGAGTAAGGTTATTCGACTTGTCGTCCGTCGCCCTGAGCATTTCGGCCTTCTCCAGAAACATCTGGGGAATTTGCAGATCTTTCAGAATCTCTAGATCTAGTTTTTCCTGCCTGTGCTCTTACCTCTGCCTGTTGCTGTGGCTTTAATTCAACAACCTTATCTCCACCATCAAGTGGGACAAGGCCCATTCTAATTCTTACCTCGTTAGGGGTAATGACCTGCATCCTCAAATATCGCTCATCAATTTTTGACTGGGTATCTTCATCGGTTAGAGTAAGTTCATTAAATTTAAGAAGTAGGGCATCTGTCATCTCTTCAATAATTTTATTTAATTTCTTTTCTAAATTCATTTGAGCTGGACGACATACCTGCTCTCTAAATGTTTTATCTGCATCTCTTGCGACTGCAAGATTGACTCCCTCTGGGGTTCCAATTTTATTAATTGGAACACGATGAGATAATAGAATTTCATCTCTATTAGATTTACGATACACATTAAATGAAGACTCTTGAGTTCCTGCCTCAATTGGCTCCATCTTAAATTCAACCTTTGAATCTGGTGAATCTGGTGGAAGTGGTATATATAAAGATCTGTGATTCTTGCCTCTTAGACCTACCTGAAAAAACTCCAACAATTTACGCTCAGACTCTGTTGATAATTTAGCACCCTTTACCGTAATAATGTATCTTGGAACCGCCTTATTTTCAAAGTAGTCAAGGTTATACTTTCCAGCAAACTCATTTCCAGCCATAGCATTTGAAGAGGCTACGATATCTGGAATTCCATAGTAGTTATTTGTTGGTGTATATTTCTTTAAATGAATAATTTCATTTGGCCTATCTAGTCCGCCTGCAATTGGATTCTCTGTTTCTTGATCTCCGAAGTTACGGAAGTATACAGCCTTTCCGTAGAGCAACTGAATAAAGCCATCACGAAGTCTACGAACACGCATTGTCTTTGCTGGGATATGCCCTATATATCCAATTCTTCCAGAAGACGTTCTGCCGATTTCAATATATCCATTTCCTGTTGCTTCAACATCTGTGTAAGCCTTGATAAGGGTTTCTGTAAATGTTTCTTCTTCGTTACACTGTTCTAGCCAATCATAAAGATCCTGACGCAGTCTATTTAATTTTCTACGTGCACGATCTAAAGCTTTATCATCTGTAATATTATCAAATGCTTCTTGTGTTTTACGTGTTTCAATAAAGTCATGTCCAAGTCCAACAATATTTGAAACCTTAGCATTAATTGCTGAATAGTTGTATGGAGAAATTTCGTAAATAGTTGAAAGATAATCTAAATTGTATGGTGGCTCGATAAGATCGAACATGGCATAGCCAGTGATTGCTTGTGCCAATAAATTTTGTTGAGTTTCAGTTCCATCAATTCCTTGAAATCTTTTTTGCAATTCCCTGTTCATCTTACGACGAAATGCAGGGCTTAGCCCTGATATCTTTGTCAGATCTTCTCCGCTTACCTTAAAAAGATCTGTGCTTGTTTGCTCTCTAGGAGTATTAAATTTCATCCAGTCAGCTACATTAGATATTGAAATATCTTTAGAGTCATCTTCATCTACATACTCAATCATTATTGTCCCTCTGCCCTTAAATTTTTAATTTCGTCTTTATAGTTTCCAATATCCAAAGGATCTGGAACTAGTCCCCATTTAAGTCTTTGTTCTTGCTCTGCGTATTCTTCATCTGTAATTTTGCGTCTTGCTGAAAGAAATTTAGGCCCGCCTTCATATATGCCGAATGTGCGAACTTCTCTAGCCAAAGCATCGATTCTGGATTTATTGCCTTTTTTTGACGTGATCGAAAGATAATTCCCATCTTCATCTCCAATCCATCTGCCGTCTGGCATTTCCCAAACATATATGCCTAGTGTTGACTCTTCCTGCAGAATCTTTGTATTTGCTTTACTAATATCCATAGAAGTTTATTTTACCATTCTTTATGGCCTAAGTCCAGCTTTTTGTCAAGGCGTATGACAAAATTATATACTTTGTAGTACCACCCAGTCATTATTATAATACTTTGTGTCCAATTCTGTCACGGTTATGGCATTTTCCGTAATTGACTCAACAGGCTTTCCACAATAAAGCTCGAAGTGGGTTTCAACTTTTGATGCGGTTAGCTCAGAGTCATAAGTAGCAATATTCTTATAGAGGTTGCTTGGGCCACCTACGGACTCATAGTTAAATTTTAATTCTCCAGTTACTGGGCTAGTAAATACGATTACAATGTGATGTGGCTCTTCTTGAACTAAATATGAACTAATGTTTGTTTGATTAGTTACATCTATATTGTTTACATATATCTTAGCTATATTGGCCTTAGAAACCACTCCAGAGCCGTTCCAGGCTAGCCTGGTAGCAGAAGGGTCGGAAGCATAGAAAAGGGTGTTAGAGGCCAACGTAAGCGGTGTAAAGAACATCTCTATAGACTTTACAGAAGTAGAAGCATTTAAACTAAAGCCTGATCCATTTTTAGCCCTAATTCCATTCATATAATGTCTTGATAAAATTGGATAATTTAAAGAGCCTAAATAGTAATCGGTTGATGAGGTTATTTTGTCCCCAAAATTATCTGCATATATTGTTCTATCCGCATAAAATGTTATACAGAAGAATGATAGTTTTGGCAGATACTTACTTGCATCTGTAGTAGACATTGTAATTTTAATATATACATTACCGCTAGAGTTAAATGAATCTTTAGTATATTGTGGTAGTGGCTGTCCATTTACACATGGAGAATATGCAATTCCGTCTACACTAGACTCTACAGTAATTCCTAAATCATTACGCCATTCAATTTTTGAAGTAGTTAGACCTATTTGTGAAGGCACAAAGAAATAGTCGTTTATAATAAATGTTTTGGCTTCGGCTGTATCTGTTTTATAAAAAGAAATATATCTATTGTTTGAATCATAGTAAGTGTTTTCGTCTACAAAATCTGACCAGGCCTTACTTGCTGGATAAGAGTAGTCCATTACAGCTTTAATATTTGCATCCGTTCCAGTAAACAATATTCCCTTATCTGGATAAACAACATTGATTGCAGAAGTGCAAATATTTCCGTCAACATAATGTTTTCTTATAGAGTCAGGTTGTAGTCCATATCTGTATACCGCTGGAGCATCTATTATAAATGTATCTCCAATAACTGATGTTGGGCCTACCTGTAATCCTAAAGTGGTGTTTGTAAATTTAAAATTAGATAAAGCTTTAGAGTCGACGGCAAACGAATCTATGTATAGGGTTATGGCTCCAACTGAATAAACTCCTACAAGATGGATAGATTTTTTGCTATATGTAACGCAGTATCTGATTGATTCTGTATCAGACACTTTAAATACGATATCTCCATTTTCCCAGAATAAGCCTATATCATTTGTTGGGTCTGCAAATATTGGAGTTTCTGAAGAAGATTCAATCGATGGATGTATCCATGCTTCTATTGTAAAGTCATTGTCTGAAGTATATTTTGTTGCAAATCCCGCTCCTACATTTGCCCCATAATAATCTTTTGTTACTGGTAAAGTTATATATGCTGTATTTGTAATACGGGTTCCAGAGACTCCGCCAGAAACTAAAGGAAGTATATTTGATACAGGAGATCCTACATAGGTGGCATTATTTCCGCATCCAGAAATATCTGCAGCTGTTGCACCAGAAGACTCATCCAATGGCCAGAAGCCTATGGGGTAATCTTTAATAACTTTCAGCTGATATGTCATAATTATATTATATACTAGATATTACCTTTTATAAAAGAATATGGGGATCAAATACTTGGTCCCAGATATTGTTTTTGCAGGCTCGTGAACTATATTCTTTGACTCAAAAACAACAACGCTTCCAGCCTCTGGCTTAATAGATATATTGAAATCTGGAAAGTTTATTTCTCCGCCTTCATAATCATCATTTAAATAAACAACCATTGAAACTGTTAATGGGTCCTGATCATCATCAAATGAGTCTACGTGGGCACCCATGTATGAGCCAACATCGTATTTTTTAATATAAAAGGTTGTAGGTAAATATCCTGACTCAATACCTATATCCTTGCAAAAAGACTCCTCGATAGATAGAACCTTATATGCCAACATAGAGCAAAGCTTTGAGTTTATTTTATCTCCGACTGTTTGATTTTGAAAAATATTAAGTCGACATTCTTTTTCTTTACCAAAGATTTCATTAATTCCAGAAGAAGACCTCCAGTCTTTCCACGGACCTATTTGCGGAATATATGATGCCATCAAGTCGGCCTCTTCTAGTTCTTTCAAAAATAGGTCGGGATCCTCAATAACATTTTTATAGTAATGTATTTTAGGATGTAGAACTTCCTTAATCATATTTTGCCTTATATTGTAAAGGAGTTCCCTCTTCCTTAGCTTTAGCCCATTCCTTATAGGTTTCTTCTTGCTCAGCTCTTGTTTGCTTTAGCTCAGCTTCCCATTCTGCAACTTGCTCTGGTGTATATACGGCATCAGCATTATCCCAGAAAGATCCAACTGTGTATCTTTCTGCATTTTTAACAGTTGAAACTTCGTGCTCATTACCATATCCACCCTTAAAGAATGCTAATCTTCCTGGTTTTGGCTTAATAACTATATCGTGATGCTTAAAGTTTAAGTCTCCACCCTCAAAGTTATCATTTAAATATAAAAATCCTGCATACTTACTTTTATAAAATGCGGATGGGCTTCCGTCTTCATGTGTATTATCTGAATGAAAACTTGCAAAAGCTCCTACTACCCATTTTTGTGCGTGGTAGCTGACCTCAGACAATTCTCTTCCAAAACACTCTTCTCCTGCTTTTTTAATTTTTTCTTTTAATTGTGAAAAATAATCTCTTGGCAATCCAAACAGTAATAGATTATCGTCGTGTGGCCAATACCCCATTGCAAAAGAACCATAAAATGAAATTTGATTCCATTCTAAATATCCTGCATTTACAATTCCGTCCAGGTATCCAATAATTGCACTGCATTCTTCTGGCGGTATTAAGTTATCTATAACAAATACGTCATCCTTTAGCGTTACAATTTCCATAGCCAGATTCCTCTTCTCTTTCCAATATTTCTAGTGCATATTGTATATCTTGCTCAGACGGCATAACTCTTACACCATCTTTGAAAACTATATTTCCTCCATAAACATCTTCAGCCATTCTTCTTCTTTCCATTTGAGCCCACTTAACTGCCCCGTACTTTGCTTGATTGGCTAGCCATTCTTCAGATCCTTCATATGGGTAAAACATAAAGTTTCTAATTAAATATTTATTTCCCTGTGTTGCTGTTCTTACCCCATGATAATAAGGCTCTCCTGATGGAAATACCATAATATCTCCTGCCTCTGGTTTATATGCTGGAACAAATTCTCCGTCTACATAAAATTCAATTTCTCCACCCTCATAGTCATCATTTATATAAACAGTACAGGTTATAAAAAATTGATTGCCAGGCATATCTTTTTCTGTTTGCTTAAAATCAGTATGAAATTGCATGGTTAGATTATTTTTTAAGGTGTCTACGTTTGTGTGGTATTTACAAAAAGATGAAGATCCCAGTTCACAATCTTTTGGAAGCTCTACATTATACTTTTCAATATAATGATCTAGTGCTACATTGTATGCATCAAAAACTGTTTCCGCAGCCCAGTATTCGTTATCAAATGTTTCACTTTTTCCAAGGTGGTCTTTGACAGCATCTTTATGTTTTGTACTTGAGTATAATCCAAATGCGCTCCACTGATACCATGGATTAAAATAATGCTCTCCAGAGTCTTTATCCTCTTCTGTTAAACTTTCTGTTGATTTTATAATTTCAAAAATCTTTTTGTGATCTGGTAACAACCCTTTGTATACTTCAATTTTAGGGTATAGTGTTTTTGATACTATATCACTCATTTTGAATCCTTGTCTAATTTAGATATTGTCCAAAACCAAGGAGATGTATATCTGGTTCCTGATGTAATTACATCAACTCCGTGAATATAGTTTAAGTCCCCAGGGAAAAAATAAGCTGCTTTTCTTTTAGGTCTTATTGCTACATCTTGTTTTGGAAAATGCAGTCTTCCGCCTTCATAATCTTCGTTTAAATAAAATATTGTTCCGATGTCATACCACGGAAAGTTTCCAGGTTGTCCAGCATCTGGGCCTTCGTGCAACTCTTTATCTGCATGTGGCCACTGCATAGATCCTACTGGCCATCTAACCAAGCACGGCCCTGTTGGGTAAACCTCTACATTAAAATGCTTTTCAATAACTGGCTTTAGTCTTTGGATAATTTCCTCTAGCTTTATTGCTACCTCAGGGTTTCCTTTGTCCAACGAAGCTCTTGTGGCAACACGATCTCTCCACACATCGTGCTGATAAATTACTGTACCGTTTTCATTAACTACATCTTGTCCGCCATCCCAAATGTTGTTATTTTTTATATAATTTAATAGATACTCACACTCTTCTTCTGTAAGAAAATCTTCTACCTCAACAATATTTTCTTTACCTGCGCCAAAATACCCTGATGGGGTAATTGAGGTTCTGTGTGTTCTTAAATCAGATTCGTTAACGTGCATTTTTTTCACCTATCATCTTATTCATATTTCTTGGGGACCCAAGTTTTTTGTTTATAAACTCCAAATTTTTCATTTCCAAACTCGTCTTGCCTATAAATTTTTGTATGGCTTTCATGCTTTTCAACCATTTCTTCTTCTGTAAAAAAGTTAACTTCAGAAGTCCATTCTTCCCTTTTGTAAGGAAAAATTTGAGCATAAGGAGTTCCCTTTTTAATAATACCCTGAAAGGTATTTTTTATAAAAAACGGCATAAGGCCTGGTGGTCCATACCTATCACTGTCAATTATACCGCTTGTAGTCAAAAAAGGCAGCTCGAAATGATTTATTGGATGTGTTACTAAAGCACTATATCCCTCTGGCAAGGTGAATCCCCAGTTAGGGTACCAATGATATGATTGATCGTAGTATCCTTCTGGATAATAAAATTCGCCCATGTGTGGCCTACCATCGCAAAATCCCTCAAAACCCTTTTCTGGTTGAATATAAGTAATTTGATCATATCTAGAAACAGCCACATCGCATGGGGTTGTCAACATATATCCAGATGAAAAAACATCAAGTAGCGCTGGGCAAGATTTAAATCCAGGACCCTTTTTGTTTCTTGGTGGAAAATCTATAACCTTTTTATCTTTATCCGTCCAATATTTGCTAGCATTTAAAAACCAGTCTGGAGTAGTTTTTTTTGCAGGCAAGGGAGCAGTATCTTTGTCATTATAAATTCTATTTGAATTGAAAACAATTTTCATTTTGTTAAATCTTTAACTCCAAGCTTAATCGACTTAACTTCGTGCTCTCCTAAACGATTTCCCATATAATCTACAGCGTCTCTATAGTAATCAGTCCATGTTCCCTCAGCACTTGCTTTTTCTGCTGCAGCCATAGCGCCCTCCATTGTAAGTGGGACATCTCTTTTAATTCGTGGTGCATGTATTCCATGATGTATATCAATTGTAGAATTATTTAAATCTGTAAGTGATATAGGCATTATTGCAATAAATGGCTCATTTGCTTTTATTGTAATCGGAACAAATGGTCTCGTAATTTTCCAAGCAACGGGCAGTGGACCTTCGAAAAAGGATGTGCTCAATATACTTGTGACTGCACTTGCTCCATCAGTAAAACTATTTGGAACTGGAAAAGAAAGAAGACTATAATTTTTATCTGTAACAAACTGAAGATTGGTTTTAAAATTAATTGTTGCATGCCCTCTTCCAGTTTCACAATACTTTTCCCCTTGAAGAACCTTAACGTTGTCTGGATAAGTACTAATAATTCCATCCCACATAAATGTTATATCTTCTGGAAAAGACAATCCCCAGCCTAATTGATTTGTTAAAGTAAGCGGAAAACATCTATAAGCATGCTTATGTGTAGTTTCATCCATCCAGTTTCTTTTTGCAGAAAGGGGTGTTATGTCCGCACAAATATCTGAAGCTTTATAGGCAGTTAAATTAATCAACTTGTTTTTCTTCCATTAGTTGTTCTGCTGGCTTAAACTTTTTACCCTCCGTAATATGATTATATTCATAGCTAGCCTCAATTTCTCTATATAGTGGAGTATGCGGTGCTTCTTGATAATCTAACATTGTGACAACTGCATATTTTGTTCCTGATGTTACTGGCATTGCAGCATGTGAGTATATAAAAGAAGATGGGAATAGATAAAGGTCGCCAGCTCTTGGTTTTACTTTAACACCAAGTTTATCAAAAAATAGTTCTCCACCCTCATAGTCATCATTTAAATATCCAACTGAGGATAGAACACAAACGTAAGAGTATCCATGATCTGAATGGACATTAAAATGTTGATTTTTGCCATACTTAATAAAATTAAAAGCTTCCCAATAATTTAATGGAGGGATTTGGAACATATTCATATAATCATAAACTGCTGAAAGTTGAGCGGTTTTTGACTCTCTCCAAATACTACGTAACTCAAATTCTTCTTCTGTAAAATCTTCTGGCTCAACGTGTGTGCCGTTTCCAAGCATTAAAGATCCACCTACGTTTTCTTTAATCTTAAAATCCCAAGCATCTCTATAATCTTTATTTAGCGTATCATATCCAGTTTGAGCAAGGTTCCAGTGTTTCTTGCCCTGTGTTTTAGAAAGAACAGCTTCTAGTCTTGTGTCTAAATTATATTCTTTTTTAAATACATCTCTGTATACAATAATGCCTGGATAAATTGTTTCTGCATTTGGTAGCATTTAGTTTGACTCCTTTTTATGTTTTTTGTCAATATAAGCATCATATTCTTTTGAATGAGCATCATCGTTATAATCTAACATGGTGACAAAAGAATACTTGGTGCCAGAATTTACTGGAAGCGCTATGTGAGAATAAATAAACGAAGATGGAAATATAATTAAGTCTCCAGCTTTAGGTTCTATGTGCAAATCAAATTTAGGAAAAAATAGTCCTCCGCCAGTATAGTTATCATTAGGATATCCAACTAAAGAAACTGCAGACTTATAAGACCAACCATCATCTGAATGCTCTTTAAAGTATTGTCCCTTTCCATACTTTACAACATTTGTCCATTCCCAAAAATCCATCCTGATGCTGTACATTTCACAGTAATCAAGAACTGCTTCTTTTTGACAATTATAAATATCATTATATATATCTATATATTCTGGCAAATTATACATTTTTAGATCTTGGCAATCTCTATAATCTAGATCTTGATCCTCTAAACATACAGTAGCGGTATTCCACTTTAAAACATTAGCGTTTACTTTATCTTCAATTCTTTGAATTAAATTTAAATCTTCTGGAAAAGAATTTGGATATTTCCATATACCAGGATACAGTTGTTGTTTATTATATATCATAAATACATAATATCATATTTAAAAAACCTAGTCAATAGTATCTTGTAAGGTTTTACATCCATTATAGGCTAGCATTGACTCTGCAATTAATAGCCCCCAAGGTTCTCTATAAATTAAATATACCTTGGTATCTTTTTCAATAATTTCAACTTTTTCAACGGTTATATATTCTAATGAATTGTCTTTATAAGATACAAACTGATCGCCTATCTTTAATCTAGCGCTTGTAATAAACTTATACTTATCATTTCTTTTTATTAAAATTTGCTCCTGTGTTGATAAGTCATACTTTTCTTCATTATTTATTCTAACGATTGATTCGTAATCCTGCTCATCAATGGCAAAGACAGTGGATTCAGTATATGAAACATTTTCCAAAGAGTCGGAACTCCATTCGTCTACAAGAGATATACATTTCTTAGAAACTGAACCAATTGTGCAGTCTGGATCGCCTTCTGGAATATCATCAAACACTGCAGTTATAAGAACGTCGCCGTTAACAATTTCTTTAGCTTTCTTATATCCGTCTTTTGTTAAAACATTAGTGTTTTCTGGAATACAAAATCCTGGAGGGCCAAAGAATCTAGGTGGTGAGAAGAATCCTGGAGGTCCAAAGAATGCTGGTGGGGCGAAGAAACCTGGAGGTCCAAAAAATGATGGTGGTGCAAAGAATCTAGGTGGGGTAAAGAATAATGGTGGCACGAAGAATCTAGGTGGGCTAAAGAATAGCGGTGGGCTAAAGAATAATGGTGGGCTAAAGAATAGTGGCGGAACGAAGAATAGCGGTGGGCTAAAGAATAGCGGTGGGCTAAAGAATAGCGGTGGAGAGAAGAATAGTGGTGGAGAGAAGAATAGCGGTGGTGCGAAGAATAGCGGTGGTGCGAAGAATAGTGGTGGTGCAAAGAACCCTGGAGGAGAGAAGAATGTTGTAACCTGATTAGAAGTTCTTGGAGTTGAAGAACCATTTTCATTTACAGCAACTACGCTATAAGACTGAGTTGTTCCCATTGTTTCTCTAATATTAATAGTTGTTGTTGTTCCATTAACTTCATATGGAGATGCTAGTCCTCCTGGCTGAGCAGAAGTATCTGAAGAAGTAATTATATACTTAGTTAAAGGTTTTCCTCCATTAACTGAAGCAGACCAAGTTACTGTATCCTGCCCTCTTAAATCAGTTTGGCTGTGTCCTGGACCAGTTGTATTAGATGTTGAGGTTACTGTTGATGGTGCGGCAGGAACTGTTGTAAACAAAACAGAAGAGGATGGAAGTGATGATTCTGATTGTCCATTTGCATTTGTTGCCTTTACTGTAGCAGTACCAGTAGCTCCTTGAGGAATTCCAATTACTGTAATAGGAGAAGATGTACCAATTTCTGAAAATGATCCCTGTGCTCCACAATTTACAACAACTGTATAGCTAATAATTGGTAACTGATTTGGTGGATATTCAAATGATACTATTGCTGCTGCATTATTAAATGGTCGATTTGTTCCAACATCAGTTAAAGTTACATTGATCGGTGGTACTGGTAATTCAAAATCACCAGATAGTTGTGCTCTTCTACCAACTTTTTTTCCCATTTAAATAACCTTTCTTAAGCTGTTAAATCACCAAATAGAAGCCAGGTATTGGCATCTCGTTTTAAAATTGTTGCCATAGACCACTGAAATCTTAGCTTTCGTCCTGGAGTAAAATTTAAAACTACTCCATCTCCAGCCACAACGGTTGTTTGACCTGTTCCAGATTGCAAAATATCTATAGTAGTTCCAATTGGAAAGTTTACAACAGAATCTGGTGGTATTGTAAGATTGTTTGCGACCTGCATTCTAATATCAATAATTGTATCTCTTTCGTTTAAATTACTAAGAGTATACGGGAAATACTTAACATTAATTGGAGTCAAAGACTGTACGGCTATTTTACTTTGAACTCCATCTGTAAATCTTAGAGTACCGCCTGAAACATCTAAAGTTCCCTTTAGGTCAACTTGTCCAGCTAAAGTAGTATTTCCTTGAAATCCAGCACGATTATTTACTGACAAGGACTTGACTTGCAAGTCCTCGTCAGTATTAAATTTACCCTTATTCAGAGACATAATTTTACCTTATGCCTGAGCCTCTGTCCAAGACAACCGTCCGAACACTGATGCTGTTGATGAACCAATGTTTTGAACAACAATTGTTAGAACATCTGGGCCATCTGGATAGATATTAGTGTTGGCAACTGATCCGCCACCTCCGAGAATTGAGTTACCTAGATCTCTAACTCCTGATAGGTCAATTGAGTTTGCTCCAGATCCTAGGAAGAATCCTGCTGTTACTTCTCCACCAGTAACTGTTGTCGATCCTGAAGAGTAGTCTGCAATTTGTGACAATGAGGAGTTTGCAAGATTTGCAACGTTTCCTACAGCGTTAGTCCATGCTGTTGCGGTTGAAGGAACACCATTAAGAACTGCTGTAACAAGAAGGTTTGCGCTTCCTGTTGAAGTTGTTGCAGTTACATCAAGTGCTCTTAGTGTTAGCTGCATTCTATTAATAAGTTCTCTTGCACCGAATGTTGATGCAATACCGTTATCTACAGAAGGCGCTACACGAATTGAGAATAGTGCTCTCTGTTGTCCCGCTGCAACTGAAGTAGAAGTTCTCTGTCCATATGTAAAGACGAGAGACTTATCATCATCATATCTTCCGTCCATAATAACTGAGGTACCCCAGTGTGATATGGATGCTGAGAATGATGGATAAGCTAGCTCTACCATTGTTGGAGCAACTGCGTCAAATGTAAACAATTGCGCTGATGTGGCTCCCATTGGTGCTGCAATTACTCCTGTTGGGTTTGCATCAAGGGCTGCCTTGCTTGTTCTAATGCTTGTTCCATTGATACTTGCAATAAATGTACCTTCTGGATATAGAGAGTGAATTAGTCTCATTCCAACCTGCAAATTAGCTGAGCTAGAAACTGTTCCTAAAGAAGAACCAGCTGCCTGAGTAATATTAATAGAAGCTTCTCCAGCTCTTCCTCGTGTAAGACCAGTAAATGATGTAGCAGATTTTCCAGAGTAGTTTACATACTCAACATTGGTATTATCTTTAATTGCTAAAGTACCAGTTGGAGGAAAACCTTCTGTTGATCTTACTGCTAGTGCCAAATCTGTAGTTAGAACAGTTTGTGTAGTTGCTGTGTATGGAGGTGTTGTTGAAGATTCATAACGTGCTGGAAGGTTTCCGCTTCGCATATATGCTTCTGTGTTTACGTTATTGTTTGGCATCTTGTGGCAATAAATAACGTCACCCTTAGGTCCTCTTACACCCCATCGTACGAAACCAGCTCCATACCAAGTATAGTCGATATAGAACATCTGCATCTTTGAAAGATCAATGTTGTATTGAGATGGGCCTGTTCCGTCTAGCTTGTCAATATTAAAGTCTGACTGCTTAATCTTTGTTTCTTGAGTTTTTGAAATTAGTGCAAATTGAGTAGTAGCGCCACGATAAGCAGGGCTAATAGTCATAGATGTATCATTTTGAATTGCAATAACCTTGTAAGATTGTCCTCTAATTACAACATAATCTCCTGGGATTAATTGTTTAGAGAAAAATGTTGGGAAGTAAGAGCTTGACTGTGTAATAGTTGCTCCACCAAAGTTTGCATTTATCTTTCCAGATAGCTGGAATGTTGAGTTTCTGCGAACTGCCTGTAGATTAACACCATCGTATTCCCAATATAGACCGTTTTGATTATCAAACATTCCGAGTCTATTTTGGCATCCATACCATGATTCTACAGAAGCAAAGAATTCTCCTGTTGCAATTGTAGATGAAGGGATGCTTAATGCGTTGTACTGGAACTTATCATCAGAAATTATGCTTTGAATTTCAAATGTTCCGTTGTACTCTGGCTGAGTACATCCACCAATTTTAATCATAGTTCCTGGCTGCAAATTGTGCTTTTCTTTTGTTTGAACTGTTACAAGAGTTGTGCCACTGCTTTGAATATTTTCAATTCCTGCATAAGGCTTTAGAATTGTACCAGAAGAAGCCTGTAGGCCCTTACCAGATTGATATCTGAAGTAACGGCGAGTTTGTCTAATGCATGATGCATAGTTAGAAGCAGCATTTGTTCCGAAGATAACTCCACCGTCATTTGGTCTATGTGCAAATTGTGACTGTGGTCTTACGAATAGCAATGCTCCACCACCAATAGTTCCTGTTGGAGCTACTTCATGATAGAAAGAAAATGATGATGGACCAGTAATTTGAGCAACTTCCTGATTACCGTTTGGTGGATTAGTTGTTGCTGTTGCACCAATTATTACAATTTCATTACCTAGAGCAAGTCCGTGTGGAATTGTTGTTGTTACGTTAATCTTTCTTCCGCTGTATGTAAATGTAGGGCTTCCACCAATTTGAGCTCCAGTAAAAACATCTCCCTGAACAACAAGAGTTTTATTTGGATCTAAAATTGATTCAATTCCGCTTCGGTTTACAGCATTTGCTGTATAGCTAAATGTTGCTCCTCCGCCACCAGACTCAATAATAAAGTTACCATTTGCAGCTGTTATATAGGTATCAATTACTGTAATTGATGTTCCGTTTGCAGGTGCAACACCAGAGCTAAGTGTTATTGAAACTGTTTTTGAGTTATTAGGAAAGCTAATTGCAGAAATGTTTGGAATTGGGGTTGGACGGGCATAAGAATATGGTCTGTTGTTGTAAAGTCCCAAATTTTCCCATTTTGTTTGCTGGATACCATATTCAAAGTCGGTATCGATCAGCGCTTGTGGCTGAGTTACACGAAGCTTATTTGTTGTATCTAGCAAAACCTCTGCTGGCATGAATGTTTCTGAATAATCATCAATTGTAATTTGAAGTTTATCGGTAGAACTCATTGATGCTGTATTGTATTCTAGAACAAGCGTGGTGTTTTCCACCATTGCTGAACTTGTGCTTGTATTGTATGAAACGCATCCCAAGCTAGGATCTGAAAAATTATAAATAACCTGATTTGTTGTTACGTTTGTAATCAACAACAATCTTTCACGAAGAATTGTCTTCGGAATTGAAATTGTCTTTGTTGAAGGTGTAAATGTGTAGCTTGTTTCTAGTAATACTTTTCTTGCCATATTCTAATCTCCTAATTGTATATCCACTGCTCTAAATGGATAAATTGATTTTTGAGCTGTTTGACTCTCTGGACCCGACATATATCTTGCCTCAAATTTAGATCCTACTGGAACGGGCTCCCCGAACTGTACAAATCCATCATTATCGAAGAAATATCCATCGGATGGAATCAAGCTTAGCCAATGTTTTTCTTGGTTTCCCAATATCTGTAGTATACCATTAATCGTTATCAAAAGCTTGTAAGGATTTTGAGGTATAAATACATCGCCGTCATATGTTAACTGGAATCTTGACGTAGAACCGTCAAAAAAGACTGAAATGTCGTCCAGCGGGAATATGTCGGATCCAACTGATGAGGCAATCTGGTTTGCCAAATATGCCTTATTTACTGCATGCTCGTCATCTATAGGCGCTGCTACAGATATTGGAGTGTTTCCAAAATCAACCCCGTTGACGATAACATTGTTTAATGTTTTATTTGTAAGGGTTGTTGTATTTGTTTCAGTAACAATTCTATTAGATGAATTTACGTCTAATCCTAGTCCTGGAATTCTAAGGCTTGTTATTGATGAATTTCCTAATACAATTTGGTTGTTGGTATTTACGGCAGTGGTTGCTGCGTTATATCCAATAATAATATTATTTGATCCAGTAGTTATTGTAGCTCCAGCTGAAGTTCCAATAGTAACGTTTTGATTACCGCTAAGTAATTGTGATAAAGAGTTTGCTCCAATAGCTACGTTATCTGAACCGCTTTGAACTGAGCTTAATGCATCAATTCCTAGTGCAGAGTTGTTTGCACCAGAAGTTAAGCCACCTAGTACAAACTCTCCAACACCAGTATTGTTATTGAAGCTATCAACTAAACCGTATACTAAACCAGGAAGGTCAGGAGTTGCGCTTGGTATTTGATAAGTGCCTCCAAGAGCTACTGTGGTATCACTTGTACCTATTGACATAATAATACTTGAATTTGTCAATTTATTGTTTGCAATAGATCCTGCAAGCATTGCATTTGTAACTGTATTATTTGGAAGTATTACAGTTCCTGTAAATGTAGGTGATGCAAGATTTGCCTTTAGTCCTAATGCTGTTGATGTTGCAGTAGAAACTGGCTTATTTGCATCTGATGTGTTATCAACGTTATCAAGGCCAACCATTGACTTTGTAATTCCACTTACAGTTCCTGTAAATGTTGGATTTGCAATTGGAGCATATGTTGTTGCTGCTGTTGCGGAAGCAAGCTTAAGGTCAAGGGCCGTCTGAGTTGCTGTCGAAATAGGCTTTGCTGCGTCTGATGTATTGTCAACATTTGCAAGACCCACATCTGATTTTGTAATGCCAGTTGGTGTATTAATAACTGGGCTTGTTAAAGTTTTATTTGTTAATGTTTGAGCGGTAGTAAGGTCTGCTGTAGTTGAAGTATTAATACTAAATGAATTACCAACTAAATTTAAACCATTACCTGCTAAAAATGTACCAGCTCCTGAGAACTGTGTAAAACTAATTGAATCTGTTCCAATGGTTGCTGGTTTTAGAGTTTGAACCCATCCTGTATTTGCATAAGTGTTTCCAGATGAAACAAATATGAAGTCTCCGCTGTCTACCTCTGCTGCAGTATCGAAGTCTGATGCACGAAGTGGTCCACCCGATGCCTGAATAACATAAATACCATTTTGAGATTGAGTTGTTTGTCCATTGACAAGCACTCTCATTCCTTCTGTAAGCGTTACTCCATCAATAGTGTCTCCAGCTTCTAAAGCTGTTGCTATATCTATATTTGTCGCAACGTAAGCATTTGCTGATGCGTGAACATGTAACCCTTCAGTAAGTGCATCAACATATTCTTTTGTTGTTGCATCTGTAGGATTTGAAGGCGACTTAAGTCCAGTAACCTTAAAGTTACCCATTCGAATTTCGCCTGTCATATCTCCGCCACTCAATGACAACTTACCGTCTAATGCTGTTTGAGTAGCAGTTGAAACTGGTTTATTTGCGTCTGATGTATTGTCAACATTTGCAAGACCCACATCTGCTTTAACTATTCCAGTTGGAGTATTGATAATTGGAGAAGTCAAAGTTTTGTTTGTAAGGGTTTGAATGCCAGAATCTGTAATTACAGTTGAATCTATATCAAGAAACAGTGTGTTTGTTTCATCACTATATGATTCGTTAAGTCCTGTTCTACCAACAATTAAGTTTGCAGCAATATCCTCTACACGCTCTTGATTTAGTGTTACTGCGCCAGATGTAACCGTGAAATCTGTTGCGTTAAAGCTTGCAACACCCTTATTGGTTGAAGTTGCATCTTCTGCTGATACTGTAACTGTATTATTTGTTACAGCTACGTCAATTCCTTCTCCACCAGCAACAGTTAGTGCGTCAGTTAATAGATTAACTGTATCTGTTCCAGTATCTCCTGCTATCGAAAGGTTTGTTGCTACGTCTGCTTCGCTTGCAGCAGTTAGACGACCTTGTGCATCTACAGTAAATGTTGGGATTTTTGTGGTTGATCCATATGAACCAGCGGTAACCGCCGTATTGTCAAGATCTATCGTCAGAATGTTTGATGAATCATTGTATGTTTTTGTAAGCGCAACTCCTGCAATTAGAGCATCGTTTACAGCATCTTGAGCTGCCTCTGAAATAACTGCATCTGTTACAGATAATGTTATTGTATTTGCATTATCGTCATATACCTTAGTAATACCATTTCCAGCAACAATTGCTGTGTTTACGGCATCCTGTGAAAGCTCTGTAATATCAGCAGAATTAGCTTTAAGGTCGAGGGCTGCCTGAGTTGCAGTAGATACTGGCTTGTTAGCATCAGAAGTATTGTCTACATTTCCAAGTCCTACATCCGCCTTAACAATTCCTGTTGGTGTAGTTATTGATGGAGATGTAAGAGTTTTATTTGTTAAAGTTTGTGCACCATCATCGGTAACTAGTTTTGCTGTATTTGCAATTCCGTGCACATTTGTTGTATCTGCTTCGTGATTAGAAAGGTTTGTTGCAACTGTTGTAAAAAATGTTGGGTCGTCATTAACTGCAGCTGCTAACTCATTTAATGTATCTAGTAGTCCAGGGGCTCCGTCTACTAAATTACTTACTGCTGTAGAAATATCTGATGTTAATGCAATTGTTCCAGAATTATTTGGAATAGTAATTGTTCTATTTGCTGTTGGCTCTGCAGCGGTTAATGTTGTTGTATATGTATGGGCATCATCATTCCACAAAACAATTGAGTTCTCTGGGATAATAAGATCGCCATTAGAATCTAATTCGGCTGGGCCTCCAGGAGTTCCCTGGTCTGCTACTAGAATATAGTCTCCAAGGCTGTTAGTTAGTCCAGAAGGAGTTACGTTAGCATAGCTAGTTGTAGCCGTCCATGTAGATCCATTACCTATTTTAAACTTGAGGGTATCTGTTTCAATACCAATTTCACCTGGTCTTAATACTGGATTTGCTGAAACCCAATTTGCTGCGGTATCTCTTCGTAATTGAATTCTAATTGCCACTTGCATTACCCCCGTCAATATAAGTATCTATAAAACTTGAACTAGCAGAACCTGAATTTGCAAAAATTCTAGAATCATCAACATACTCGCCATAAGTTACCTCTTCAACAATACCTGTTGACTGGCTATGTTTGTGCTCAAGAATTTCTTTTGGTCCTGCAACATCATACCAAATCTGTCCATTATATCCCTTAAATGTATTTTCTGATGTATCAAAATACAACTCTCCTAGTTCAGGACTAGCTGGCGGTTCTGATAAAACTGGAACACCTGAAGATACGTTACCCCATTCTGTACCAGAATAAATTCTTAACTTACCAGTTGAACTGTTATAATAAATAGCGCCAACTGCTGCAACAGAAGGGTCTGTAGCAAGTGCTGGTGGTGCTATGGGAGTTAAGAATTTTTTTGTCATTTATTATCCTACGATAATAACTCTGTATGCTCCAGCTACTGGCTGTGACGCAAATGTCAGAGTGACTCTTGATGTAGATGTGTGGTCTACATCACATTCTACCTGATTATATGGAGATGAGGTTGCATAAACTTGGACTGTTACATCTCTTGTTCCTAGGTTGTGATCTGCATAAAAAGTAAATGGCGCTGCTTCGGTTGTGGTAATATCAGACTTCCAAGTACGTGCTATATCGTGATAATATCCACCTTGAAGACCAACCTGCCACTTGTCTGCTGTTTCGCTCCACAGGATTTCAGCATCTGCTTCTAGTCCACGGTGTACAACAATTCCAGCATCCAAAGATGGTGCGCTAGACTCTGGCATGTCAGAGTTAAGATTAATCTTATTGTCTGAAATGTTAACCTGTGTAGAGTTAACTGTATTAATTACACCAGCTACGTTTAGGTCTCCACCAACATTAAGATTATTGGCGATTGTTACATCGTCTGGCAAACCAATTGTTACAGCAGAATTTTCTGTGCCTGAGCCAGAAACTGTAATTTCATTTGCTGTTCCAGAAATTGTTGCTACGTAATTGCCAGTTGTTTGTGTTCCAAGATTTACGTTCTTAACAGATACTGCGCCATCTGTTACAGTAAAATCTTCTGTGGCAAAGGAAGCAACACCACGATTTGTAGTTGTTGCAATTTCTGCATCTACTGTTAGTGTTCCTGCATTGTCATCATATGTTACATCAATACCTTCGCCTGCAACAATTTGTGAAGAAACAATATCTTGTACACGCTCAGCATTTAATGTTACTGCTCCTGAAGTTACTGTGAAGTCAGTTGCATCAAAACTTGCAATACCCTTATTAGACGCTGTTGCATCTTCTCCAGATACTGTAATTGATGTTCCGCTATGTGTTACATCAACTCCCTCTCCGCCAAGAATTGAAATTCCGTGTGCTGAAGGTGTAACTGCTCCAGAATCAGTTGTAATTGTTTTAACTACTGTATCTTCTAGTTCTACATGTCCTGATGCTGTATTAAAATCATCTGAATTAAATGATGCTACACCCTTTTGAGATGATGTTGCGTCAAAAGCAGATACTGTAAGTGTATTACCAGAACCACTTACTCCAATTCCTTGAGTATTATCTCCAGAAATAGTAAGAGTTTCTGTTAGAAGATCTATTGATCCTCCTCCAGTGTTTCCAGCAAACTCAAGTGTTGTAGCAACATTTACTTCGCCTGCTGCTGTTAAACGACCTTGAGCATCGACTGTAAATGTTGGAATCTTTGTTTGTGAACCATAACTGCCAGCTGTTACTGCTGTATTATCCAAATCAATTGTTGTTGTTCCAGCTGGATCGCCATATGTTGATGTTAAGCCAACTCCGCCAACGATAGATGAACCAATAACATCTTGTATAACTTCTGTGGAGCCAGACATTGGCATCCATGGACCATTAGGTGATGCAAGTCCATTGTAGTAATACATCGTGTTGTTTGATGTGTCATAATAAATCTGTCCAGTTACTGGACTAGATGGAGCTGTTGAAAGCCCTTGAATTCTGGCATTCTGAAGTTCATTCTTATTCAGGTTTATGTCAGTTACAAATAATCTTGCCATGTGCTATATCTCCTTAAAGACAGGTATGCTGTCCCACCGAATGGTTGAGCCATTGTCAGTGTAATTTTGTTAATACTATTATAGTCTATTCCTGTTTCTAATATATCGCCTGCGCTGTTCTTGACAGTTACATTTGGGTTATAGCCCATATTATGTACTATTTCAAGGTAGTGGTAGGATCCTGCATTTACAACTTGATTGATTGAGAAAGAGTATGTTAGGGTGCTTGTGCTGAGCAAATAGCTGGTTGCTCCTGCCCAAGAAGCGTCGTTGGGTTTTGGACCGTAGAATCTAGTTGTTTGTTTATCATAATAAAAATCGCCTTCAAATCCTAAGTTGTCTGCTGGAATACCGTTTCCATTCAGAATTGTTTTTCCTCTAGGACCTTGAGGGCCAGGTGTATTTAAAACAATTTTATTGTTTTGTTCGGTTACTACTACTGTTGGGTTATTATTGTTGTTTATTGGCATCAAATGGTTACCGATCTGCTCAACGTTATATATCCCTCAAGCAATTTAGTTTTATTTAAATTGCTATCTGTTAACATAAGGTCATATGAGGACTTTGGATAGAATAATTTATTGGTTTGAGTAGGTGTCATCTTAATTGTTAATTTACCATTTGGCTCATCAATAATTATTCCGCCAGCAGGTGATGTGAGACTAAAGGCTAGTTTGCTTCCGCCCTTTGTGTCTCTTACCTGTAGTTTTGCTGAACAGTCTGTAAGATTGATTGGATCTCCGTCGTTGTCTTTATATTCAACGGTAAATGTAAAGGTAGTGTTTTGATCCACTTCCCAATTTTTTTGTCCTGCCATTTGCTAAATCTCCTAAATAGGAAAACTCCTATGCCAATTTTAGCATAGGAGCTATCCTAATCTGTTACTATTTTACTTCTTTGTAAACCCAAATGAGCTTTCGTTTGGATTAAGTGCTTTAAGAATAACTGGCAGACAAGCTGCAATACCACCCTTGATTAAATCTCCTGGGTCAGTGTTTCCAGTCATGTAAAGAGCAATGGCGGCACCTAGAAAGTGACGACCATAGCTTGCTAACGCTGCTAGAATTTTTTCTTGCATTGTTACCTTTCCATCATTGTTAAGATCTTGCTTTGGCATAAGATCCTCCTTATTTCTGGGCCCTATGCCCAGGAATTTTGGGTTTTACCCCAATATTTATTATATACCCCTTAAGCGGAAATGTCTACTAACTCACAATTTCCATCTGAACTACATGCTAATGTAGAGTTAATAGATGTTCCATCTTCAGTCTCATAAAAAGATAAGTCTTCCCAGCGAATGTTTTTTGGCATTCTGGCAAGGAGGTCCTCATATTCTTCTTTTGTTACTTCTTGATAAGGTGCTTGCTTATATGAATGATCTGAGTGTGGCAAAAATGAAATTCCAGACACTTCATCAAAATGCTTGTATACCCAGGCTCCAACTTCCATCCACTCATCTTCTTTAACGGAAACTGTAATTGATGGCTTGTGCTCACACCATGCACGTTGATAAACAAGCCATGTGTTTAAATGATCTAATGCTGTTAAATCATTTCTAACTATTGCACCTTCTGGTGCCTTTACTGGAAACGAAAATACGTATGTATCATTTGGCTTCATTACATCATCTTCTACTGGAATACCAACTTCCTTTAAAAATGTTGAAATTGGATCTCCTTTTGAACCACGTACTGTTCTAATATAATATGGGGAATGCCATGGATGCATTCCTGAGGATACCCCGACCAATTGAGAAACTGTGCCAGAAGGCTTTACACACGTAATAGCTGCAGACTCAGGAATCCCAATTTTCCCAGCCTCTTCTTTATTAATTTCACGAGCATACTCACGAAGTCTAGATAATGCATCTTCTAATTTATCAAGACCCTGTTTTCCAGAAAAAAACTTGTGTCCAAATTGTCCTGTTAATGAAACTCCAAGCAGTCTTTCTTCTTCAGTGTTGTCCTTCCAAATTTTACGAAGGTATTTAAAATCTGTTAGTGTTGATTGCCAAGTCCCAAGAATTGTTGCAAGGCGTACTTTATTCGCAACATCTTCATTTGTATCTTTTTCACGTAGTACGACTTCTGAAAGATTACAAAACTGGTAAGGACGTAAGATAATCTCTGAGCATGGGTTAGTTCCATAGTGAATATCTGGATCTCTTCTTCCATACTTGGCTGCTTGGGCTTGAGCTGCGGCCACATTGTATATACCTCGTTCTCCTGACTTTGAATCATAAAGATTCTTCCATTCTGCTATAAATTGCTCCATCTCTGGTTTGCGTGAATATGCAACAGAGTTATTTGAAAGTGCACGTTGAGTATTGTTCTCCCACCAATTACCAGACTTTGCTGCAGCCATTTCAATATCATTAATATTAGAAAGAGAAATCATTGCTGAACGACGAACACCTCCTACAACAACAACTTCACCAATCTTACACATAATATCGTGTGCCTCAATAGGTTTTAGTTGTCTGCCAACTGCATTTTTAAATTTTGCAATTGTAAAATCAAAAAGATTAATAAGTGGTTGTGGTCCAGATGAACGACCACCCATTGTCTTAAGTCTTGCGCCTGCTGGACGAACTTTTGAAACATCAATTGCTGGAATATGTCCAGTCCATAGCAAAGCAAGTAGTTCACGATATGCCTTGGCCCATCCCTGCTTTGAATCTTCTACAACAATTACTGTATCTGACTTTTCAAGGGCTTCTGGAATAGCAGGAAGTTTATTAACATACTTATATTCAACAGAAAATCCTACACCTGTTCCACACATAAGGATATACATTGTTTCGTCAAATGATCGTGGAGAATCTACTGGCACAAATGAGCAATTGTACCCAGCAACGTTATCACGATCCAATGCCGCACCTGCAGTCATTACTGATCTCATTGATGGCATAACGTTTCTATTAAAAACTGCAGACTTTAATTCTTCAATTAATTTTGATTCTGGTTCATATGCGTGTTCTTTAAAAAGATGATCTAGCATAAACTCAAAATATCTATCTACTGTTTCTCCCCATGATTCACGTCGGTTCTCTTCTGGAATCCATCTTGCATAACGTGACAAAGCAATAAAATTTTCGTATGGGTTTTCAATAGTTCTTGACATTTTTAAATAACACCTTTTCTCCGCCCTGCGGTTTATGATTTTTTAGTTGAAGTCTAATTCTACCAAACTTTAATCTAAAGGGGAAGAGCTTATGATATTTTTTTAAATACTTCTTCAAATGCTTTATTGGTCAACTGATCCCAATTATATTCTTTATGTATTTCAGTTGACTGAGCATAATAATATCCAGAATACGCTTTAAAGTTATCTGCTGCATCTTCTATTAAACTAACTAAATGATTGCTGTCTGGTTTATAAACTTTTCCAGGATGCATAGCCTGCCACGGTGAATCTATAAGTGTAGAGTTTAACTTTAGGGGACCTAAGTATTTTTTATAATCTGCCCATTCATGTGTTGATATAACTGGCATGCCTGTTGCAAGAGCTTGAAATGGAATAAAGCCAAAACCCTCTCCGTATGTGGGGTATATCATAACATCGTGCTGGTGATACATTTCTACCAACTCATTGTCCTCTAGGTCTCTTTCATCTAGCTTAATATTGCTATACATTTCGTGGGGAAGTCCAATAATGCTTCCCTCTCTGTTATATACTCTTAAAGCACTAGACTTATGGGCCTTTATAGTTAATGTATAGTTAGGGTTATTACCAAATGCTTTTATAAATGCATTTACTGTATCTTGTCCGCCTTTTCTTTCTGCTGGTTCTCCAACATGCAAAAACTTTATAACATTTGTATATTCACGTTTTTTAGGAGACCATATTGGATCTATTCCATGAGGGAAAACATTAGATACTTTAAATCCATTATTTTCATATACATCCTTACACCATTGAGATGTTGTCCAAAATTCGTCACAGTAGTTTATATTTTCTCTCCATGACTCTGGAATAGATGTTGACTCCCAGGGTGTATAACCAATCTGATATTGATTTCTATGTAACTTATAATTTGTAGGTTGTGAAAAATTAATTTGTAATTTAGCTTTAGGGTTTTGATAAGTTAATCTATGACCCATTTTAGACAAAGATTCTGCTACCTTAAATCCAGCATGACCATACCCATTCTTGGTTGTTAAGTTAGATCTAGGCGTAGAATATGATATTTCCATGTAATCTTTCTGGTTGACCAGCTTGACACCTACTGTCAAGTAATGTTATGATTGTAGTTCGTTATCTCTAAAGGAGGAAATGCCAATGGAGAAAATAAAAGAACGTTTGAGTGATGTTGCTCATAACTGGGCTTATATAGGAATGATAACATTATTCCTGTTTACTGTCCAGCCTGGTCCAACAGAAACTCAAGCTTTTGAGGTGGAAACACCTAAATCAACAGTACAACTAAAGAAAGAAACCTTAGAGAAGTACAGCAATACTGTGTACAAGCCTTCTGAGATGCTTACAGACGGAGAACTAAAAGAACTCCTATCAGCTGTTGGCTTTGAAGGAAAAGCCCTTAAACAGGCTTGGGCTATTGCTAAGGCAGAGTCTAATTCAAGACCTCTGGCTTACAATGGTAACAGGAAAACTGGAGACAGTTCCTACGGAATTTTTCAGATTAAT